GTAGAAAAAATAAGGTTATATAACTCACAAAGAAAAATTTGTGGTCTATATGCCAGAAAAATTTTACGACCTGATGCAACAGATCCTGAACTCTTTACCAGATTTGAACGAGAAGTAAGATATCAAACTGAATGCCTGCATACTAATATTGTCCAAATATTCATATGCCACTTACAGAATGCTCAGCCTTGGTTCGTAATGGAACTAGCAGAAACAAATCTTGAAGAAGAAATAAAAAGTGGAACTCTTACAAAGGCTGAAAAAATCTCTATTGTAAAAATGGTACTAAATGCCGTCGGATGGATTCATAAGAAAGGATATCTTCATCGGGATATAAAACCACTAAATGTACTAAAATTTAAAGATGGAATTTATAAGTTATCTGACTTCGGCCTTGCAAAAAATGTGTCACCAGATGCCAATACACAGCTATTAACACAAATTGGCCAATACCCCGCTACTCCTAAATACTTTGATTACAACGTTTTCCTCAACGGATATTCAAAACAATCAGATATATATTCAATTGGTATTTTAATTGAAGAATTAAATATTGATGGTTTTGATGATATAATAAACAAATGTACGCATAGACAACTTAACAAAAGATTCCTGACCGTAGAGCAGATCTTTGAGGAATTGGAGTTGAAACGCTTATGATTAGCATACTCTCATCATCCATATTTTCTGTACCAAAACATAATGGCAGGGAAAATCAAGATAGCGTGCTTTATCCACTTCAAACACCAAATGGTTATCTTATGGCTATAGCTGATGGGGTTGGTGGTTATAAAGGAGGAAAAGAAGCATCTGCAGCAGTAATAAATCATTTGTATAGTATTAAAGACAGCTTCACTCATGAAGACAATGTCTTATCCTTACTTAAGACCCTACAAGAAAAGGTGGCATCTCTTTCGTCAGTTGATAAAGAATTAGCATCTGCTGCTACAACTTTAACAATGTGCCTACTTCACAATCAAGGTCTAACAATTATACATGTAGGTGACTGTCGTGTTTATTTAAAAAATGGAAATAAGCTAATCCAATTAACAACAGATCATACTCAACATCAAATGTTGATAGATAGCGGTATTTATACAGCTCGACAGCTCAAAAATGCAAAAGGTAAAAATATTATTACAACTGCACTTGCTGCCAAGATCCCTCTTCAACATCAAGTCATAAATATTGATAAAGATGAACTTCCTCTTGACGATGGTGTTCTATCTCTATTCATCATGTCTGATGGCGCGCATACCTTTTGGGAGCAACGCCCACGATTTTCTTACCGTACATTGTCAACCGCATCAAGGTTTGCCTCCAGCCTAATGCGAAGAATAGAGACAAAAGGCCCGACTGACGATTATTCTCTTATAGCGGTAAATGTAAAGTATTTGTAAACTTCCCGGCCACCGTGCCGGGTTTTCTTTTATCCCCTCCCCTCATCACGTATACCGTTCAAAAAACCACCACAATCTCCCTTCAGTTATCGCTATGCGATGCAAGTCACAAAATAAATCCATCCTAAATACAACCAGTTACATCTAAAACAACCAATAAAACAACTTTTGTTGTTGACGATAAAACAACTATAGTTTTAAATAAATTCATCGCAACAACACAACGATACGGCAACCACCTGATTCACCGTTGCGATGACCGCTTAGATCCGCAGCTTGAATTTCAGCAGGCTTCGGGAAGTGCGAGGGGTGAAACGGACGCGTGAACGTCGGTGTGACCAGCTGAAATCAACACAACACTTTATACCTCAGTCGCTTCAACGAGGCGGCTTAGTTATGACAACCGGCGGCCATCCACCGCCTGAATACGCGCAGAAGTCTCTATATGTTCAGCAGCCCAGCTTACGGGCAGGAGTTTTTATGGTTCATCAACATTACGGAACGCAGACCGTTAATCGCGGTGCGGTCATGCCAGGAATGCTGGTCAAACACAAAGATGGTACCTGGACTGCATCAGCTAATTTACGCGGACGGCTTTATCTGCATCGCGGCATCGAGCGCACTTATACCCGTGATTTGCTCGTGGAAGTTTTTCTCGACGGACGCGGTAACGGCCTCAATCACTAATCCCCTTTCCTGTTTTCCTAATCAGCCTGGCATTTCGCGGGCGATATTTTCACAGCCATTTTCAGGAGTTCAGCCATGAACGCTTATTACATTCAGGATCGTCTTGAGGCTCAGAGCTGGGCGCGTCACTACCAGCAGATCGCCCGTGAAGAGAAAGAGGCAGAACTGGCAGACGACCTGGAAAAGGGTCTGCCCCAGCATTTGTTTGAATCGCTCTGCATCGATCATTTGCAACGTCACGGGGCCAGCAAAAAAGCCATTACCCGTGCGTTTGATGACGATGTTGAGTTTCAGGAGCGCATGGCAGAACACATCCGGTACATGGTTGAAACCATTGCTCACCACCAGGTTGATATAGATTCAGAGGTATAAAACGGATGAGTACAGCACTCGCAACGCTGGCTGGGAAGCTGGCTGAACGTGTCGGCATGGATTCTGTCGACCCACAGGAACTGATCACCACTCTTCGCCAGACAGCATTTAAAGGTGATGCCAGCGATGCGCAGTTCATCGCATTGCTGATCGTCGCCAACCAGTACGGCCTTAATCCGTGGACGAAAGAAATTTACGCCTTCCCTGATAAGCAGAACGGCATCGTTCCGGTGGTGGGCGTTGATGGCTGGTCCCGCATCATCAATGAAAACCAGCAGTTTGATGGTATGGACTTTGAACAGGACAACGAATCCTGCACATGCCGGATTTACCGCAAAGACCGCAATCATCCGATCTGCGTTACCGAGTGGATGGATGAATGCCGCCGCGAACCATTCAAAACCCGCGAAGGCAGAGAAATTACGGGGCCGTGGCAGTCGCATCCCAAACGGATGTTACGGCATAAAGCCATGATTCAGTGTGCCCGTCTGGCCTTCGGATTTGCTGGTATCTATGACAAGGATGAAGCCGAGCGCATTGTCGAAAATACTGCATACACTGCAGAACGTCAGCCAGAACGCGACATCACTCCGGTTAACGATGAAACCATGCAGGAGATTAACACTCTGCTGATCGCCCTGGATAAAACATGGGATGACGACTTATTGCCGCTCTGTTCCCAGATATTTCGCCGCGACATTCGCGCATCGTCAGAACTGACACAGGCCGAAGCAGTGAAAGCTCTTGGATTCCTGAAACAGAAAGCCACTGAGCAGAAGGTGGCAGCATGATACCGGACATTATCCTGCAGCGTACCGGGATCGACGTGAGAGCTGTCGAACAGGGGGATGATGCATGGCACAAATTACGGCTCGGCGTCATCACCGCTTCAGAAGTTCACAACGTGATAGCAAAGCCCCGCTCAGGAAAGAAGTGGCCTGACATGAAAATGTCCTACTTCCACACCCTGCTGGCTGAGGTTTGCACCGGTGTGGCTCCGGAAGTTAATGCTAAGGCGCTGGCCTGGGGAAAACAGTACGAGAACGACGCCAGAACCCTGTTTGAATTCACTTCCGGCGTGAATATTACTGAATCCCCGATCATCTATCGCGACGAAAGTATGCGCACCGCCTGCTCTCCCGATGGTTTATGCAGTGACGGCAACGGCCTTGAACTGAAATGCCCGTTTACCTCCCGGGATTTCATGAAATTCCGGCTCGGTGGTTTCGAGGCAATAAAATCGGCTTACATGGCCCAGGTGCAGTACAGCATGTGGGTGACGCGAAAAGATGCCTGGTACTTTGCCAACTATGACCCGCGCATGAAGCGTGAAGGCCTGCATTATGTCGTGATTGAGCGGAATGAAAAGTACATGGCGAGTTTTGACGAGATGGTGCCGGAGTTCATCGAAAAAATGGACGAGGCACTGGCTGAAATTGGTTTTGTATTTGGGGAGCAATGGCGATGACGCATCCTCACGATAATATCCGGGTAGGCGCGATCACTTTCGTCTACTCCGTTACAAAGCGAGGCTGGGTATTTCCCGGCCTTTCTGTTATCAGAAATCCACTGAAAGCACAGCGGCTGGCTGAGAAGATAAATAATAAACAGGAGGATATATGAGTCAGGTTGGTAATCATTCATTCGAATTTCCGGCATCGCAAGGTGTACAGGGTGGTACTGTTACACTCTTCCTTACCATACCAGGAAGATCGCTGGCTCGTTTCCTCGCTTCAGATAATTACGGCCATACACTGGACCGCTCTCAGCGAGAAATTAATCCAAATCGAGTACGAAAATTTTTAAATTATCTCACTAACGCAGACTCAAGAAATGAGCCTTTTATCATTCCCCCTCTCGTAGGTAACTGTGATTCGAATATAGAATTTGTACCGTTTGGCAACACAAATGTTGGTATAGCCAGAATTCCCCTCGACGCCGAAATAAAACTTTTTGATGGTCAACATCGTGCAGCTGGCATTGAGATATTTTGCCGAAGTTCCCCATCAACGCTCATGGTTCCCATGATGCTTACAATGAATCTGCCGCTAAAAACCCGGCAGCAGTTCTTTTCGGACATAAATAACAACGTTTCTAAGCCATCAGCGACCATCAATATGGCGTATAACGGCCGGGATGATATTGCTCAGGGAATGATATCCTTCCTGACCCAACATACTGTATTTGCCGATATAACCGATTTTGAACACAACGTAGTGCCATTAAAAAGTAATATGTGGGTGAGTTTCAAGGCACTCACTGATGCAACGTCAAAGTTCGCTAGGAACGGCAATCAACAACTTGAAATGGGATATATAGAATCTGTCTGGGAGGCATGGATTACACTAACTCAGATTGACTCAATCCGACATGGTGTACACCACGCTACGTACAAGCGCGATTATATTCAGTTCCATGGAGTAATGATTAACGCTTTCGGTTTTGCGGTTCAACAGATGATGGTTAATCATTCCATCGCAGAAATAACTTCTATGATCGAAAAACTATGTGCAACTACCAGCTCTGCAGAAAGAGAGGATTTTTTTCTGATGGATAACTGGGCGGGGATCTGCACGAAAGCCAGCCAGGAAAAACTATCTGTTATTGCCAATGTGGCAGCGCAGAAAGCAGCAGCAAACAGACTGATACAAGCTTTTACCAAAGGAAGTCTGGAATCAACTTAATGAATCAACATTGTCTCATATCAGCATGCTGTACGGCGTCTTTAAGGATCGGTGAACATGAAAAGCAAAATCATCAGGGAGCTACAGGCTCCTTTTTTATTGTTCGCATTCACCCTCAAGCGTATTAACCAACAATTTAGGGATTAATGGAAGATGGCAGACATCATTGATTCAGCATCAGAAATCGAAGAATTACAGCGCAATACAGCAATAAAAATGCGTCGTCTGAACTACCAGACTGTATCCGCAACTCATTGTTGTGAGTGTGGCGATCCGATAGATGAGCGAAGACGCCTGGCTGTTCAGGGTTGTCGGACTTGTGCAAGTTGCCAGGAGGAGATCGAACTTAAGAACAAACAATGGGGACTGTGATGGCCTCAAAGCAGCAAATTTCAACATCGTCCAACTGAGGTGTAAAAATGTTCAGAATCATTTTTCCTAACACCTGGTACGTCGACCACCACGGCACTCCCTGCAAAATCCTGCGTTCTACCCACAACAAAGTTCACTACATCCGAAAAGGCAGAACATGTATCGCCAGCATGTTCCGCTTTAATCATGACTTTGAACCTGTGAATAAAGCTGATGCAGATCGGATAGCAGAAGAGATCGAAACGGCAGAACACATTAAGAAGTTACGTGACATGCGTTCAAAAAGCAGAGGTAACCATGGAATCATACAGCCTCACACTCGATGAGGCCTGTCAGTTTCTTAAGATATCCAGACCAACCGCCACCAACTGGATACGAACAGGCCGCCTACAGGCAACACGTAAAGATCCAACCAAGCCAAAATCTCCTTACCTCACAACACGGCAAGCCTGCATTGCGGCGCTTCAGTCTCCGCTGCATACTGTCCAGGTGAGCGCGGGTGATGGCATAACAGAGGAAAGAAAATGTCACTCTTCCGCAGAAATGAAATATGGTATGCCTCGTATTCGCTCCCGGGCGGGAAACGAATTAAGGAATCTCTTGGCACAAAGGACAAGCGGCAAGCTCAGGAGTTGCACGACAAGCGAAAAGCAGAACTCTGGCGAGTAGAAAAGCTAGGGGATTTACCTGATGTCACTTTTGAAGAGGCCTGCCTAAGATGGCTTGAGGAAAAAGCTGATAAAAAATCTCTCGATTCAGATAAAAGCCGGATTGAGTTCTGGCTTGAACATTTTGAGGGTATAAGGCTTAAAGATATCTCGGAGGCAAAGATTTACTCTGCTGTAAGCAGAATGCATAACAGAAAGACGAAAGAAATATGGAAACAGAAAGTTCAGGCCGCCATCAGGAAAGGTAAAGAACTGCCTGTTTATGAACCAAAGCCAGTATCAACTCAGACAAAGGCAAAGCATCTTGCCATGATAAAGGCCATTCTCCGTGCTGCAGAACGCGACTGGAAGTGGCTGGAAAAAGCGCCTGTCATCAAGATACCAGCGGTCAGAAACAAGCGAGTCAGATGGCTGGAAAAGGAGGAAGCAAAACGCCTTATTGATGAGTGCCCCGAACCACTGAAATCTGTCGTCAAGTTTGCGCTGGCAACTGGTCTGAGAAAGTCGAACATCATAAATCTGGAATGGCAACAAATCGACATGCAGCGACGAGTTGCCTGGGTGAATCCAGAAGAGAGCAAATCAAACCGCGCCATTGGTGTGGCGCTGAACGATACCGCCTGTAAAGTGTTGCGTGATCAAATAGGCAAGCATCACAAATGGGTGTTTGTACATACCAAGGCGGCTAAGCGAGCAGATGGAACATCAACGCCTGCGGTCAGGAAGATGCGCATCGACAGCAAGACATCATGGCTATCAGCTTGTCGTCGTGCAGGAATTGAAGATTTCCGTTTCCATGACCTCAGACACACCTGGGCAAGCTGGCTGATTCAGTCAGGCGTCCCATTATCAGTGCTTCAGGAAATGGGCGGATGGGAGTCCATAGAAATGGTTCGTAGGTATGCTCACCTTGCGCCTAATCATTTGACAGAGCATGCGAGGAAAATAGACGACATTTTTGGTGATAATGTCCCAAATATGTCCCACTCTGGAATTATGGAGGATATAAAGAAGGCGTAA